GCAACCTGCATACATGGCGAAGCGCGGCACCTCGGGCATGGCGACCTCGATCGCCATCGAGGGCAGCGCCCAGCCGCCCGAGCGAAACTCGTGTGTGAAGGGGCCCGGCCCGGTGCCGGTGGTGGTAGGCGCACCGAAGGCCCCCTTCAGCCAGAAGCCGAAGGCATTGGCATCTATCGGCACGACCACATCGCCATCCGCCGTCAGTGCATCCTTGATCGGCGCCAGCGGATCGCGGCCGTAGCCGAGCAGCTCGGAGTTCAGGAGCGGCTGCTCGGCCCCCAACGTGGTGCTGGCAAACGGCATCCGCGTGTAGCCGCTGGCGGGCGGCGTGCCATAGGTCGTCTCGAACGCCAGCGCCATTTGCGCCCGCGCCCCATGGGCTCGTGCCATCGTCTCATCTCCTGTGGAGTTTGGGGTCAGCCGAGCGGGTCGGCCGTGCTGTAGTGCGGGATCACCGGGATCACGGCGGCCTTCAGGCTGGCCGCGCCATCAACGGGCAGATCGACGGGGCGTGGGGCTTCCGCCTCGACCCAGTCGCAACGCCCGCCCAGTGTGCGGTCGGCAGAGATGGCCGCACCGATGCTGGCGCAGAGCGCGGCGAAGGTCGTGTCCCGATCAGCGCTCTGAACCACCGCCTCGATCTCGGCGCGGTGCTGGTAATGGTAGCGCAGCGGTGACAGCGTCACACCGGGCTCTCCCGGCTCGCCGTCGCGGAGGATCATCAGACCGGCGGCGGGAACGCGCTCGGGCAGGACCTCGCCGCGCAGCACCGGCACATGCGGCACCGTGCGCAACAGGTCCGCCAGGGCGGAGAGGATGGTCTCGCGAGGGGTCATGATGTCCACCTTGCACCCAACCGCGGCAGCATCGGCTGCGTGGTTGTGGCGCTACCTGATCGGCGATATGAAGTGTTATGATATAACACTATGGAGATTCCCATGGCAGACGAACGCCTGCCCGTCACGGTGCTGTCGGGCTTTCTCGGGGCCGGCAAGACCACGCTTCTGAACCACGTCCTCAACAACCGCGAGGGACGGCGGGTCGCAGTGATCGTCAACGACATGTCCGAGGTGAACATAGACGCGGATCTTGTGCGCGAGGGCGCGGAACTCTCGCGGTCAGAGGAAAAGCTGGTCGAGATGACCAACGGCTGCATCTGCTGCACGCTGCGCGACGACCTGCTGACCGAGGTGCGCCGTCTCGCGGGTGAGAGGCGGTTCGACTACCTGCTGATCGAGTCGACCGGGATTGCCGAGCCCTTGCCCGTAGCCGCGACCTTCGATTTCCGTGACGAGGCCGGTGAAAGTCTGTCGGACGTGGCGCGGCTCGACACGATGGTCACGGTGGTCGATGCGGTGAACCTGCTGCGCGACTTTTCCAGCCACGACTTCCTGTCGGACCGGGGCGAGTCGCTGGGCGAGCAGGACGAAAGAACGCTCGTCGATCTCCTGACCGACCAGATCGAATTCGCCGACGTGGTGATCCTGAACAAGACCACCGACGCCGGCCCCGCCCGCACAGACGCTGCGCGCAAGATCATCAAGGCGCTGAACCCGGATGCGCGGCTGATCGAGACGGACCACAGCCGGGTGAACGCCGCCGCGATTTTCGACACCGGCCTGTTCGACTTCGATCGCGCCCACGAGCACCCTTTGTGGGCCAAGGAGCTCTACGGCTTCGCCCACCACACGCCCGAGACCGAAGAATACGGTATCTCGTCCTTCGTCTATCGTGCGCGTCGGCCTTTCCACCCGCAGCACATCCACGACGTGCTGAACGGCGACCTGCCCGGCGTGATCCGCGCCAAGGGGCATTTCTGGATCGCCACCCGCCCGAACTGGGTGGCCGAGTTCAGTCTGGCGGGAGCCATATCTTCTGTCACTCCGCTCGGAGGCTGGTGGGCGTCGGTGCCCAGGGAGCGCTGGCCCACCCACCCGGACAGCTTGCGGGAGGTGGCGTCGAAGTGGGCAGAGCCCTGGGGCGATCGCCGACAGGAACTCGTCATCATAGGTTCCGGCCTCGACGAGTCGGCGATACGCGCCCGCCTCGATGCCGCGCTCGTGGCGGCGGATGACTTCGCACCGGACGTCTGGCGTCATCTTCCGGACCCCTTTCCCAGCTGGGGGAGGCGCAAGGTCGCATGACGTGCGCCGGCGCGACCCGGCGCAATCTCAGCACCTCGCTACGCCGGAAGCCACAGGCCGACCCGATGCGTGAGTTCGACACCTTGCCGCCAGTGTTACGCCGATGGCTCAGCGAGGCACGCCTTCCCTGGAGCCCGCGCTCGGTCCGCAAGGTCTGGGAGCGTGCGTTGGCGCGGCACGCGGGCGATCCGGCTGCCGCGCTCGCCAGCCTGGATCGTGCCGAGCGGAAGACACTCAAGCGCGATGTCCCGAAGGTATGGGGCAAGGCTTATCCGGAAATTGGCCTCGAACCGCCGTCATGCTGACCGCTGGTCAAGCCATTTCCCCACGATCTGCCCTGGCAGAACCTCCTGCGCCCGCGCAGCATCGCGGGCGAGGTCAAGTCGCTTCTGCAGCATGACCTGCGGCACGAGCAGGAAGACCGGGACCGTGGTCACGCCGCGGCCCGTCCTCGATCTGCTCGCCACGGCCCGCCCGCGTGCATTCAGCCGCCCCTCGGCTACCAGAAGGCTCGGGCCCGTTCGCCGATAGACGAAGCGCAGGCGTAGCCCCGAGCGGCGCTCCCACTCGCCTGGCGTGATGCGCCCACCGCGCGAGGATTTGCCCGCCGCTTCGGTCGGTATCGCCAGCCAGAACCCATTGCGCGAGCGGATCATCGGGCCGGTGGCATGGGCGCCGATGATGACCGGGGCCTTGGACCAGACGACCGCCGCCGCGCTGAGGCTGGGCCTGCCTTTCGGGAACTGCTCCGAGCGGATGGTGTTGGCGAGGCGCTGACCGAGGACTGCGCCGGTGATCTGCGCGCGCCAGGAGGATTTCACGCTGTTGCCAGCCTCGGTGACAGCCTGGCTGACGGCCCGCTCACCGGCCTTGATCTCGGCTGCCATCAGCGTGACCAGGTCAGGGGTGATATCGAGTTTCAGTTTCATGATGATCACGCCGGGCGCAGATCGACCGTCCAGACCAGACGCTCCCTATCCCGCACCGGCTCGCCCTGAATGATGAACGCCTCCCCTTCGATCTCGAGCCGGTCGCCGGGGCGTGGGGCTGGCACCTCGGCCACGCGAAGGTCGATGCGCGTGGTTTCCGACCAGAGCCGCGCGTCGCCGAAGCCGGTGACCTCGTCCGCGCGGCGGGTGACCACGCGGACGAGAACCGGGGTGCCACCGTCCGCGATGTACGTGGCATCGCGGGCGATGTTCGGGTCAGTGAAGAGGTTGTCGATGGCGACGGCAAAGACCGACATGGTGTGCTGCCCGTCAGTTCGAGCTGTGCAGGCGGATGGCGAGGCGCGGGCGCTTGTTCACCGGCAGGATCGAGGCCTCGGTCATCAGATCGATCCAGCGGCCCTTGGCGTCCATCATCTGGCGGGCATAGAGCGGCAGGCCGACGGTGTTGGCGGTTTCCAGCAGGTTTGCGGGGCCGCCGTAGGTGGTGAAGGTGTCGAACGTGCCAAGCGGGAAGGCGATGCCTTCGCCGGTGGGGATCAGCCGCTCCGAGGTGCCGTTCGAGAGGGTGACCGAGCCGTTGTACTCCTCGAAGAGAACGCCTGCGAAGGGAAAGGCACGGCGCATGTCCTCGCGGAGCGGCTGGCCGCCGGTGGCCGAGAAGAACTTGTAGGCGTCCTCGGTCTTCGGGTGGCTGATCAGCTTGTCGAAGAATTCGGAGCTGACCAGCGCGTGCGCGGTGGTCATGGTCTCGCCCAGCAGATTGTCCTCGATGGCGCGCAGCGTGGTGCGGACCTTGCCCTGGATGTTCGCGCCCGCCGTGCCAAACACGAAGTCGACCGAGATCTGATCGAGCCCGAATTCGGTGAAGTAGTTGTAGAGGGTCGTGCCCGCACCGTCCTTCACGATGCCGCGCAGCGCGTTCATCTCCATGTATTCGCGGGTCTGGGCATGCTTGCGCCGCATCAGCGTGAGCTTGCGGTTCATGACCTCGACCAGCGGATCGGCCGCATCCGAGACGCCCAGCGCGGGCATGCCCTGGATGTCGGCGGGCAGGATGACATCGTCATGCGGGATCCAGGGCAGCGCGAAGCTGCGCATCGAGCGCGCCTCGCGGTTGCCGACGGTGGCGGGAGCGCCCAGCGGCACCGAGGGCAGAAGGCTCAGCACGCCCTCGCGCTGTTCGATCACGATGGAGCGTTGCGTCACGCCCTCGAAGCGGAAGAGGCCGATCTGGCCGAGGCGCGTGTAGAGGTTGGGCAGGATGTTGATGGCCTGCGTCATCTCGGCGAGCGAATAGCCGCCCGCGTCGAACGGGTTGCGGGTGATGGTCATGGGGAACTCCGGGGAAAGAGGGGCAGGGGGGAGATGCGCGAGGGTGGATCAGGCGGTGTCGCGGGGCACGATGCCCAGCGCGGCGAGCTGGCCATGCTTGGTGGCGGTCTTCGGCGCGTCATCGACAGTCGCGTCGAAGACGAGCGCGGCCTTCGAGACGATCGCCGGGCCGCGCGCGACCACCACGCCGATGGCGTCGGTGGCGCTGGCATCGACGGCGTAGAGCAGCACGGCGGCCGCGGTCTGCGCGCCGTCCGAGCCGCCCGAGGTGGCGAGCTTGTACTTGCCGCTCGCCGTGATGCGGCCGAGCACGGCACCGACGGGATAGTTGGTCCCCTCGAGCAGCGTGACGGTCTCGCGGGTGTAGTTCGGGTTGACCTCGTATTTGAGGACATCGCCCATCGTGGCGGGCTGGTGAAGGACGGTCATGGCGGGGTGCCTTTCTCGGGGATGCAGGGGACGAAACCCCGCCGCAGGGATGCGGCGGGGGTGAGGGACGGGCGGTTTCAGGGTGTGGCGGTGTGAGACCGCCGGTCGTCAGGCCCGGTTGCCCGATGCCGCGGCGCGTTTCGCGGCGGCGACGATGGGACTCTCCTTCGCCAGCGGCAGGAGCGGCGAGCGCGGGGCGGCAACGATGTCGCGGGCATCTGCGGCCGCACTGGCGCGCTCGAGCACCAGGCGGCGCAGGGCCTCCGGGGTGGTGCCCTCGCGGAGCGCCTTCGCCGCGTCGATGGCGATGCCGAGGCGACCCGCCTGCGCCGCGATCTCGGCGATCTCCGCCGCCGCCTCGCGAAGCTGCGCCGAGAGCTCCGCCAGATTGCCCGCCTGCGGGGCGGTCGGCGCGGCGGCAGCTGCTGCTGCAGCGGGTGGTTGGGTTTCAGCGGGGGACGGCTCGGCAACGGCAGGCGGGTCATCGGGGGCATCCGTGTCGCTGTCCTCGATGTCCGTCACGTCTGCTCCCATGTCGTGCCGGCTGTCCTCGGTGTCGTTCTCGGTGGCCATCATTGCCCCCTGTTTGGGGTGGGGAAGAGATGC